CGTAATGTTTTGCTGACTAGCCCCGCTAATAGTAGAGTTCGTGTCGTAGTAAATCTTAGTGTAGCTAAAGTCATTGTTAATAGGGTTAGTCCAGTTGACATAAATCTCTCGTACACCACCAGATGCAGTCAGTCCTGTTACGTTAGTGGTAGAGTTTACATCACCAGAGCCAGCAATAACCGTAGGACCAAGGACACCGGGAAGAGTGGTGTTGTCAGACTCAAAGGCTACATCTTGATACTCGTCGTATGTAGTAGTAGTCGTCTCACGAAGCGTAAGGTTGGTCTGTAAGTCACCCCCATCTACAATACCAAAAGACCACTGCACAACCTCAAATATCTTGTTAGAAAAACCTAAACGAGTGTTAGTGATATTTACAATGTCGCCTACCTGCAAGGCAAAGGCTTGAAGACCAAAAGCTCCTGTCAGGGTAAGCTGACTACGGTTACGCTCAAGAGCAATGTTAGCCAGTCTTTGAGCTTCACCGGGAGTGTCAGTAAACGGTAAAGGCAAGTCCAGTACAGACTCTAGCCCCCCGTCTACATCAATAAAGGTCTGGCTAGAAACCAGAGGATAGTCGGTCATCTGGTAGTTACTAGCTGGCCCCTTGAATACCCCCCGTACTCCATTGAAGTTGTCCCTACGAGAGTGACGAGTAGAGATGCTCAAAGGCGACCGTAGATCGTCTTCAGTCAGTGTTACAGTGGGTGCAACATACTTACCAGCCAACATCCGCCACTTGCCCTGTGCGTACCATAGAGTTCCTGCACAGGTGCCTGTAAGTTGAGTTAGCAAGTCAATAGGAGTCTGAGAGGTTAGCCAAGCACCGTTACAGGTGTATCTGGTACTGCTATCAGTGGAAACAGTTTCATCACAGATATTGGCTGCTGTAGACACTTTTGTGTCATCAATGTTGCTAGTTGCCTCGCCAAGGCCGTAGTCAGAGTTAGTCAGGTAGTCACGAATAATTAGTGCTGGATTGTCAGACCAAGCTGTGGTGGCGGTACGAGGGTCATAGACTTTCTTACCTCGTACAACAGCAGTGACAGAGGGTAGGCCATTTTGGTAACGGTCAAGGTCGCCTTCTTCTTCAGGGCGGTCAAACTTGAACATGACAGCCAAGTGAGCAATACCCTGTAGCTTGTGGTTAGCAGTCCATTTGCCGCCACCAAAGTTGTTGCCATCAATAGACAGACTTTGGCCGTTTAGGCTGGTGGTATGTCCACCAAGCACCTTACGAATTTTAATAAAGCCACTAAACCGAGTGTCGGCACTGCCAATTACGTTACCGTTCTCGTCTACTTCTCGGACCTGAGCTACGTTACCGTCTGAGCCAAGAGAGGTTACTTTATAGTTGTCAATGTAGATGTCTTCAAAAGCATCAATCTCATGTGCTGCATAGGCAACAATACGACTTAGGTATTTATTATCTGTGCCATGCGCATGGTCAAAAACAATAACACCACCAATCTTAGTCTTGCCATAAATAACCTGATGATGAAGGGCAGAACCCTTCTGGTTTACTGTGTACCCACCAGTAGAAAGCCCAGCTACTTTGGACTGAAGCTCTTCTACCTGTCGTTGGTTCTGATAGGCTAAGTAGCCTTGGCCAACAGCACCGATGGTAATAAGGCCTATCGAGCCAAGTACACCTGTGCCAACAATGGCTGCGGTACTAAGACCAGCAGCAGCGCCTAGAAGAGTGGCACCAACAGTAACTGCCATGCTATTTTCCTATATACTTGGAGTACACTCGCTCGATCAGGCCAAAGCCTAAGAACTCCATTAGCTTGTCAAATGGTTTGTGTACTTTTGTATTGATAGTCAAGACTGAAACACCATCCTCTTTGAGGCACTTTTCTGCAAACTGTATCAGCTTGATACCAGTACGACCTTTCCTGTAGTCAGGGTGCAAGAAGATAATATCGTTAGAAGCGAACAGGTGATCCTTGTAGTGCATGTTGTATTGGATAACGACTACAAAGTACCCTACCAACAAGTCACCTTCTCTGGCTGTAAATATCTTCAGCACACCAGCTTGCTCTAAGACGTGGTAGGCATCCCAGTCTGGGTTTAACTTAATCTTGTCTTTGTTAAGGGCAATATCTTCCCAATGCTTTTGTATCAGTGGCCGGATGTCGTTCTCAACTGTAGGTAAGAACTCTTGTTGATACTTCATTCGGGTATAGACCCCCATATAATTTTCTTGGTCTGAAGACCTTCTACAAAATCCAAGCCTTTGTCTCCAGCGTACTTGTCTTTCTGGTATGCAGAGGTATAACGAGTAGCTGCTGGACGCTCCAAAGCTACCAGCTTATTCTCTACAGTTATTACAATGGTGCTGGTCTCTGGCCCCTCGTCAATCGTCATCTGATCCATATAACCAGAAAACACTTCAACGTAGTCTGCTGGCGTCCCCATGACACCAAAGTATATCTTACAGACTCGGCCTTGGTACTGTGTTTGTAGGGCATGACTAAGTAGGCTTGACGGGATGCCACTCATAGTAAGAGTAGCCCCCCTAGCTGCTATATCGGCTGTCTCTTCGATAGCCTCAATCTGTAGCAAGGCACCAGCGCCCTGATAGGTCTTGCTGTCGATGGTCTTGTCGCCAATACCAGTCCACAGGTATAGCTCACTAGGGGAGTCAAACAGCAGATCGACAGCGAAGAACGGCTCAATAACATCAGCCGCCAACGCTGTCTCTACTACAGAGGTAAGGTCTCTACTCATTTAAGTGTAGTCTTAGCCGTTACCCGACCGTAGACAGCCAATGCACCACCACCTACAGTGATAGCTTGCATGATAAGTTCTACAATCGTACCCTGAATCTCGGGAGTGAGTGGGATACCAGTGGAAGTCAAAGCAGAAGAGATGAGCATAACGATCACCCCCCATACAGTCTTAGACATCCACCATTTCTTTTGGTCAGTCATAGTCTTTCCTTTGTATTCTTAGTTTATTGTAAACAGGGTTAAGTCAGCGTGTCGATGTAGCGGTCGTAAAGGGTCAGCATGCCACCACCGCCAATAGCGGTAGGCGCCCCAACATAACCACGGGTGCGGAGGGGTGTGGCGGTAGTGGTAGTGGTGTAAAGGCCCGTAAATCCAGCAGGTGGCTGATGATAAAACTCGCCAAAACCGTTGGCGTCGGTGTACGTTGTGCCAGGGCTTTCTTGATTAGCGAACGAAGCGTCTTGCCCAAAGTTTGCGGTGATGGAGTGCGAGGAAATTAGCTGAAAATCTGGAAGTCTGCCCGCAAACGCAACACCCGTCAGCGTGGTTCCGATCTGATTGCCGCTGTTGTTATAGAAGGCAGCCGTTCCGTTTTGGAAGTCAGCGGCGCATCCAATAACGTCACCAGCCGACAACAGCGGCAGATTAAATTGAACCCACGGACCGTCTTTCGACATCCTAGTTTCCAAAGAATAGTAGGAAATCTTTGTGCTGCCAAAGCCTATACTACACCACTGGTTCACCATGTTGTTAAGCCGAAACTCGAAATAAATTTTGTCCGTTGCGCCCGGTATCATGTCTGCATTGATGTAGCCATTTTGGTTCGTGGCTGAGCCTGACGTAGCCGTCAAGTTGTTGTCTGTGAGGGTCATACTTTGACCAGTACGGGACGCAGGGTCCAACGTAGCAAACGTATCCATCGCTAGAGCAGTCGGAACACCCCCAACCCCCCGGCGTCCGACAACGGGCGCATTGGTGAGAAAACTCGCAGTTGGCGGGGTGAAGTTTGAGGTGTAGCGGGCGACGCCTTTGGTGATGCGGAAGTCTTCGATGTTGCCTTTCCACTCGGGGCTTCCCGAGTAGCCCCTTCCCAGCTTAACGGGGGTGCTGTCATTCATAAGGGTGAACGAGGCTGTTGCCGTAGCCCTGCTTACACCGTTGATCCAGAGCGTGAACGTGTTGGTTTCTCTCGTGACCGCCACATGCACCCATTGATCGTTTGGTAAAGTGACAGAGCTTGTCATAAGTACATTCCACGAAGACCCCGCAGAAGACAAGAACCGGGGCTTACTGTCGCCCGTTCCTAGGTCAACCATAAATGCCGTAAAGCCGCCAGCGTCTGGTCTTTTGGAGAACATCACCTCGTAAGCATTTATAGTTCCAGAGTGATATGCCCAGCACTCAATGGTGAAATCTCCTGAACCTAGCTCAAGTGAGGGATCATCAGGGATCGAGATATAATCCCCCGTCCCGTCAAAGGTCAGAGACCCAGAGGCGTACTTCGTCGTCGTCGTGTCGTTATACAGCGGTGTGCTGCCGTATTCGTTTACTGTGTGACCATTAGCCGACAGGTCCGTCAGGGTGTCGCCACGGATCAGGAGGCTTACTTCATTCCAATGCTCGTCGCCCGGCGTTGTGACGGGCAAGGCACCAATGAGGCCGCCGGTTAAGAGCCTCGCCTGTTTGTTACGTCGATACATGCTTAGCTAATCTCTTCCCACGTAGCGACCGCCTCAAGGTCACCCGACGCCGCAGCGCCGACCACCTGAATGTCTTGGTTTTCCTTGAGGTAGAAGGGTGCCGACAGAACTTCTAAGGTTGCCTTGGCGGGGATGGAAATACTTCTCGCAATGTAGCGAGTGGTGGGAGTGCCTTGAGGGTCAGTGACTAGCATCACGCTCACTTCGTCAGCCGCAGCGGTGTCTACGTTGCTAACGTAAATTTGGTTGATCTTGTAGACCGCATCCGTTGTTGAGCCGTTGCGGACCAAATGAGCAGCGGTAGACGTGACTGCAATGCTACCATTGCTTCCGTAAATATTGTCTACACCAACGATATTAGGGTTTGTCATTAGATTATTCCTTTATCCAAATACGAGTGCCATAGCGGCAACTCGGCTATTTACTGCATCAAGAGTGGTGCCATCAGCGGCAACGTCCCGGCCATCTACGGTGCCTGAGACAATGATATTCCCTTGCACGTCCATATTTTTGTTGAACTGCCATTTATCACCCGTAGCCCGGTAAAGCATGGTGGCAGCAGCACCGTCTACACGTAAACCTGCCGAGTCAGCCGTTGCAGCATCAGGAGCGCCGCTAGCTACAACAATCTCCGTATC